AACACTAAATTAGGAAACGCTGCTTATGGTGGTCTTCCTTTTCATAGAGATCATTAAGGAAGCGGGTTATTATGCCACATAAATTAGATGGTACTACATACAATACTGATGCTAACAGTGTGATGCACAAGACTAATGTGCGTCCTACTGCTAATCAGGGTTCTCTCACGGGTGATGCGATGCTTCGCATGGGCAATGGGATGAGAGCCAAGTTTGACGAGAATGACTAATGGCTGGTAAAAGAAAACCTCGTCGTCCTAGGTATTAACAATCTAACAAAGGAAAAAATTTGAAGAACATTTTTGATGTACTGGAACGTGCTGGGTGGACTTTCGCTCAAGCGTTTCTTGGTGTGTTTGTTGTAGCCGATTTGTCGTCTGCTAAGGGTGCGGGTGTTGCTGGTTTAGCAGCCGCTGTGTCTGTTCTTAAAACTATAGTTAAAGATAAAGTAGCGAAATAGTAATGGAAGAGTCCGCTCTTGATGTGGCGTGGAATAAATTCATTGAGAGTGAAGGGCGGGCTATTGAAAAAGAAATATATGAGGAGTTGCAAGAGACTGCGAATATATTTGATGTTGAAGATGGCACTCATGCTAAATGGACAAGCGACAGGGTTCTTGGTTTACTTCTAGTATTAGATGAAGAAGAAGCAGAGTTTCTGTTGGCAGCGTTCCACGCTGGCATTGATGGTATCGAAGACGCTACTTACAGTTGGGCAGCGTGGGCTACATCCTTGATGGGTATTATTAAACAGTCGCTTGTGGTGTTGCCTGATGATTACGATTTATCAGATGATAATTAGTCACGTAGGTATCCTCTAACCGCTGGTGAATCTACCAGTGCGTCTACTAGTCGTAGGCGTATTTTGTCACGTCTTCGTGCGAGTGTGGTTTTAGGTATGCTTAGAACTGCGCCTGCTTTGCGTAATGACATGCCTTCTATTAGTAGCCGTTCTGCTATCCACAAGTCTTCTGCTGATAGGGTTTCGAACGCTTCTGCTAATGCTTCTTTGAGTAACAGTGTTTCTTCAAGGGATCTTATTTTGTTAACAATTCCGGGTACTTCTTCCATCATTGCTTGAAGTTCTGTTAATGGGCGTACGTCTGCTGTGCAGTTAATTACGTTAGGTAATCCTGCTCGTGCCATCCATGCTATTGTGTCAGGGTTGTAAGAGTATTCTCGTTTTTTTGCCATTCCGTCACTTCATGGAGGAACTTTTCGGCAATTACTCTGGTGTTATCAGCGTCGTAACCGGAAGGCTCTCCGAGTTCCCATGCTTCGTCGTGGTCTATCCAACCAAGCATTTCTACTTCTCTGAATTCGGGTGGTACTGGTCGTACCACGAACAGGGTCAGTCCTTGCCCTAGTTGCCTTTTTCTTACGGCTGCGTTGCTTGATGTGCGCACTCTGCGCACTTCGATATTGTGTCCTACGTCTGCACGGTTACGGTTTTCTACGTGGCGGTTACCTGCCCATACGTGACCACCCCAGTATTGGTTGGTTACTCGTGCTACTGCTAGTTCCCCTATTGCTGCTGCGACTTGGGCGCTTCTGTCGTCTTCCATGTATTCACGTTTGTAATGGGCTGCGTCTTGTTTTTCCCAGTTTTCTGTGAATCTGCGTATTCCTACGTGGGATGCCCATTCGTATTCCCATTTTTCTAATTCAATCAGGATCAATTTTGTTCACTTTCACAGCGTTTATACGAACAACTTGCTTGTCATCTATCCACGCTGTCCCGTTGAGTGCATCTAATGTGAGTTTGACATAGTTGTCTATGTCGCCTCTCAGGGTTGTAGCATTGTGTGGCGATTCCTGTACAGTTATTATACTACATTCTGGGGTGTAAGTTAACGATACTTCCACTGGTCCTTCTAGTGTGTCTAGTTCGGCTTCTTCCCATGCTGCACGGATTGCTTTTTCTTCGTCTGTTGTCGCTTTGGGCGTGAACACTTGCCCTTTTTTGTTGTGCCTTGGTCTTGCTTTGGCTTTGGGTCTACGATTTATTTTTAGTGTTATACTTTTCACGGTCTTTCCATGCGTCTGTGTGTGCGCTGTCTATTAGTCTCCGTAGTCTTTGCTCACCGTCGTGGCGTAAAGCAAACTTTCCGCCCCAGTCTTGGTCGGCTGAAGTTAACTCAGTCATTATGTCCCCGTCGGTGTAGCCTTGTCTAATCATCGCACATGCTAAACCGAATAGGGTGGACGATCTGTCACCGTGTGGTTTGTCTGCTGTTCTGCGAGGTCCGTTTCTTCTGATTGCTTCTGCTAGTCCTGTGAGTCTGCGTCCTGTGTAACTGAACGATTCTCTTCTAACAGGTGGTGGTTCTGCTTGTTTGTACAGGGTGTGTACTTGTTCCCATTGTTCAGCGGTGACTCTGGTTGGTAATGCTTCTTCTACGAACACTTGTGCTGGGACTATTGAGAAAGAATACTCTAAGTTATTCATTTCTTGTCTGCCTGTTTCGTGGTCGTGTGGGTATGGGAGTCTTAGCCCGTTGCCGAATCCTTTTCCTGTTAGTTCTATTTGTTTAGGGTTTACTTCTTTGATGGGTGCATCAACTATGTTGCATGCTCCTATTAGTCCTTCTCGTACTATGCGTGCGGGAAGTGGTTCTTCAAAGAATACCCACAGGTGGTGTCCTTTTGATCTGGATGTTTCTACCCATGATCTGACACCTAATTGTTTCAATAGATTGTATACATTATTAGCGTGTTTAAAGGATTCTGCCAGTCCATCGTCCCAATCGACGCAACCCCAATGAACTACGAGGCTGTGAGAGCCGTCTGTGGGGTCCTCTAAGGCCACGAGAGGGTAAACACCTATACCCGCATTATCTTCTGTGAGATGAGCCTCTACAGCCCTCAAATAGACGGTTCCTGAGGCATCAAAATGTGTGCCATCTGTTGCCTCCATAGGAGCGAAGTAGCCATCCTTGTGGGATTGGGCTATCTTCCCCCCTTGGAACAGGTCAGCGAAGCCTTGTATGGTTTCTTCATTCATCTTTAGATCCCCAATCTTCGAGTTGATCTTCAATGAATGATTGTGCTTGTTCTTCTGTGTCGAACAATATTTTTATGCTGCCGTCTTGGAGTACAACCCAACGTTGGATCCAATGCCCTGCTCCCATAGGGATAGACATTCGTTTTGTTTTAAATTGTGTAACTGTCATCGTCTTGCCTCCGGTATCAGATTTTCGTGATACGGGTGGACGTGTCCTGCTACAGGATCCATGTAATACGTTTGGTCTAACAGTTTCGCTGTGCGTTTGTTTTTACACAGGTTCATGTTAACGGAGTTGGCGTGGTAGAGGGTTTCCCAGTCGGACAGATCTGTTCTGTCTTTCTTTCGGTATACCTCTAACACGAAGATGGCTTCTTGCTCACCCCCGTATCTACCTCCGTATAACCCTGCTGATTTTCCGGGATCTGCGCTGCCTCGTCCTGCTTGGTGAACTAGCCCTATTGGTACTCGTTCTTCTTTAGCCCAACGTTTAACAGCCTGCGCTTTTGATGTGACTCCTGTCGCATCTGCGTCACCTCCGGGTAGTAGTTCTAGGTAGTCGATCATGCAGAATGAGGGTTCAGCACCCCACCATGCTCTGGCTTCTTCCATTACCCGACTCATTTCTGTCAGGTTGATCGCTTCGTCGATGATGGCTACACGAGAGAGTTCTTGTGTTGCTGCACGTTCAAGATCAGAGAGGGTGTCTTTGTCACCTTCTTTGATTGCGTCTTCGACTTCTTCTGATGAGCGTCCTTTGAGTAAGCAGAACAGTTTCATTAAAACTAGTTCTCTTGGTTCATCTAAGGAAAAGATCACGGCATATGAGTCGTGTTGGTTGATCAGGTTCCACACTATGGAGTTTAAAAGTATTTGACTTTTACCTGTGTGGCTACGTCCGATTACCATCATGACTTCACCTCGACCTATACCTCGGGTCGCCAGATCAAATTCTGGAAACCCAAGGTACCAACGTTCCGTTGGGTTCCTTATGAACCCGACGAGACTCTCGACTACAGTGGATGAGAGTGGGAAACGTTTAGGTCTTTGAGGTGACGTATCTTCTATCTCTTCGGAAGTGTCGTCGTTCGCTTCTTGTTGTGCTTCAGCAAGTAGACGAGCGATTTCTTCTTTTGAGTGAAGTACCGCCATGCTCCCCCCCTACTTAGCGAAGGATTTTTGTTTGATTTGTCTACCTATTTCGAGGAGTTCTTGGGAACCTTTACCTGTCTTAGGGCAAACAAACCAGTCTGGGAATGCCGCAGAGTTTTCATTGTCTTGGTTGACTAACCAAACTCCTGTACCGTTAGGTCCCTTTTTGCGATAGGCGGGACGTTTAGCGTTGCTTTCTACACCGCTGAGTATGTCTTCCCAGTTGACAAACCAGTTGTCTGAGTTGTCCATTATGT